GTTCGAATTAACCTACGACCCATTTTGCAGGAAGGACCCGCAATTGAAAATCAACATTGACTGCAATTGAGAATCAACAGGGCGCCTACGGGGCTGCAATTGCGACGCATTCTCAAGTTACAGTTTGTTTCAATCCCGCCTGCGGGCAGGCGTTTATGTTATAGTAACCGTGTGGGGCAGTTTGCCTCACATCCAATCGCAAACAGTTAATGTCTCTTTATTCAATCCTCAAGGCTCAGCATGAAGAATTGGGGCGCAAGTTAGAGGAAGCAACCAGGCTCAACAATGAGCATCTAGAACGCGCCCAGCAATTGCTAGCAAAGTTACAACAATTAAATACCGACAAACAGTAAACAATTGGGGCAGCGATGCCCCTTTTTTATTGCGCACAAAAAAACCCGGCGCGATGGCCGGGCGATTGTGGTTTGCCGTTGAATCAGGCGAGCGGTTCTCGTTTGCGGATCGCTTCACTAGCGCGTCGCTTGCCTGTGCCGTGAGCAATGAATCCAATTATCAGGTTTCGCGGCCGCTTGTGGCACAGCTTGCAATCGGCACATGTCGTTGTATCGCTCCGCTGCGCAGGGCAGACAACCACGCGATTCCCGGCAGGCGTTAGCCAAGCGGTTCCCTTCTCATCGGATGGCACAGCCAGCACGGCAGGCAAACCGGCGGCGATGGCTGAATCAGCGGCGGCCATGCTTTCGGTTGAGACGTTAACCGTAAATCCGTTGCGATTTGCCGAACGGATTAGCGATGCATTCTCGCCGATGGCCAGGTTGTGGTGCGTGTACGTGTACCCGTTGCGGCCACGGTTTGCGGCGATGATCGCCCGCATGAATCGGCGGCTGATTCGGCCTGCAGTGTGGGGCAGGTCGCCCGCTTGATTGTGCCGCCAGATCTGGCCAACAGGCAAGGCGGCGATTGCGGCAAGGAATCGGGGTAGCGATTCGCCGCGTTCTGCTGCTGTGACTTTCTGCCAGTGCAGGGCAAGCGGTCCGGATTCCGCGTAGCAGCCATTGCCGGCAAACGGGCAAGACGCGGGGCAAGTAACGCGGGACGAAGTGCTGACCGGGATAGGACCGGTCTTGACGTTTGAACTGAAGCGGGTCAGGTGGAATCTCAGATCTGAGAGTTTGGCCATTGTGTGGGTTGCGATTGGCGATGATCAAACGGGAGAGAATCGCAGTGCCTGCTGCCCTTGCCGCAGAAGTGAGCGGTAGGTCACTTGGCTAACGGCGATTGCATCACAAGTGGCAGCGATGCTGCGCAATTCAGGCGGCACAGCATGGTGACCGGAATAACCTTCATCCCAAGCGCCGGTGATCCGGCCGAATTGATCGAATGCGGCAAAGACGCGGCACGGGTTGCCGTTGCGGTCATTTGTGGCCTTGAACAGTAGAACGGTTTGCATTGTTAGAATTCGTAAGGTTCAGCATCGCAGTGCCACCATGGCGCCACGTCTTCAGGATCAGGCAGCCAGCCATCGGGCAATTCAGGGTGAGCGGCCATAAAGTCGGCTGCCTCCTGTTCTGCTTCATCGGCGGCACTTGGCCAGAGACGGTGATTCATACAATCCCCAAGATTGACGGCCAAGATTCGGGATGATCCGGTTCGACCGTTTGCCCGTCTGGCGATTCAGCGACCGAATCAAAAACCATAGATTCAACCTCACCAACGGTCGGAACTGGCCACCATTGGCCGCGCCAAAAAACCTCAGGCCATCCGTCCACAATGCGGACGCGATCAGCGGGCAGGATCTCAGCAGCCGCGAACGGCTCTCCCGATTCATCGGCGCCGACCGGTTCATAGGTTGCGCCAACAGCAGCAGCAACAGCAGCAGCCACATCCGGCGGTTTGGGATGATCCGGCAGGATGGGACCGTTCGGCCGTTCGGTTCCGTGCCATTGCGCTAGGCGAACGTCCGCGATCCAAGTCTGGCAATACGGCCATGCGCGGGAATTGTTGGCGTCCATGGTGCCGAATGCTTTATCCCATAACTTGGCCAGGTTGACGGCTGCAGATTTGGGACCATCAAATGATGAACAGGCAGCCAGCCCGCTTGCAGTATGGGTTATCGCCCAATGGCGGGCAGCCGTGCTAGGGGCACCTTTTACTAACGGGCGATGAACCGCGAGATTTTCGCCGACCCATACGGCAGGGACTGAGCGGGACTGATCGCGGCACTGAATGGTGATGGTGGCAGGCATGGCAGGCAAACGGTAGTGATGACGGGTGACTGGATGGAGCGAATCAAGGCGGCAGATTCGCCGGGCAGGATGGGACCGATCATGCGACGGCAAGGGCAAGGCGAACGCGATAACGGCTGCAACCAAGACGAGCGGCGATGGCCGATTGCGAGAGACCGGCACTGCGCAGCAAGCGGACGCGGCGGGTTTGGCTCATTGTGGCCAGATCAATCAGGGCAACCACGGCCAGCAAGGGCAGTAGCAGCCACAGGAGAGCGGTGAGAGTCATTGATTCAGGATCGCCCGGTGAGCGATTGGATCCGGGCGATGCATGAATGATAGCGCCTACCGGTAGGCGGCAAGGTGGCTGTGCTGAAAATTAGGACGGTTCGCCGATTGTCACAGCATGCGGCACCGTGCGCCGGTTTGGCGGTTTGGCGCGTTGCCTAGCACAGCAGCAGCGGGCGACGGTATGGGCTGCATCTGGGCAAACGGTCGCGCCATTGCGACCCATATATAAGGTCAACCGCTCGCGGTCTCGCGACGATTCTCACCTAGGACGCGTGCGCCTACTGCTGTTGCGAATGATTCGCAGTTGCAACGATTCCGGGTGACCGTATGGCGGCGTGAAAATGATTCTCATTCTTGGGATCTCATGCGCCTTGCCGCATATTAAGAATGATTCTCATTATTAATAGTACAAACGTACCTTTTGAGAACGATTCTCATTTTTATCCTAAACCGATCCTGATCCGGTACATAGCCCTTTAAACCGACCCCTTGCAAGAACTTCGAGGTTTTTAAACCGACCCCTTGCAGGAACTTCGCCCTTTAAACCGACACCCTGCAAGAACTTCAACGCAAAATGATCGACGAGAAAACTTCATTGAAGCGTTGTGTTGCAGCCTGTGTTGCAATATCGATGAAAGGAAACTTACCGCTGTAAGTCGGTGTTTTGCTTTCCGTCATGACGCGGTAGTAACGCGTGCCAGCGGTGCGTCTGTCGACAAAGTAAATACCAGGCATGGGTGAGTTCGTGAAACGACGCCGAAAGTACGGCTCGTACAGGCTCTCTTCATCAAGGTAGATGTACTTGCTGAGCGCCTGATCGTTGACTGGTGCTTCACCGCGCTGCCTGACGCCGTAGATGTCGACTGAACTGATGTTCCCCTTCAAGGCGGACAAGATTTGCGTGTATTGCCCAGGTGACATATTGCCATATTGATTGATGCGTACCTTCGGACTTCGCAGGCTTGGAATCATGATCTTGCCACGCTGACCAACCTGCACATTTCTACCCGTTGCGTTTTGAACAACAGTGTTCAGCAGGGCGCCTTGGAAACGCGTTGGGAAATGCTTGCCACCGTAAATCTGAGGCAGCAGGTAATTGGCAGGCGCATTGCCTTTAGGAGCTTCATCACGAATAAAAATTTTGGCTTCAATGTTTTCACCTACTTGCTGAGATTTTTTGTATAAAAAAGAATTGACAGTAAACGGAACAGGATTGTTGAAAATCGTCTTGGCCTGTGACTTCAACTCTTGAGACGCAGCGTAGACAGCTTGATTCAGGGCAATTGCACTGGCGCGTGGAATCTGAACCTTCTGCAGTTCAGTGATCTTGCCAATGATCTCTTCAGGCTTGAATACGATCTCGATCATGCTGCCTCCTGCGTGATCACAGCATAAAAAAAATCGCCCCGGTGAGACCACTGCCTCAGCACAGGGCGACCCAATCGCAAACGCAATATAGCACCTAGTTATCGCCTGCGACCTGATCCGTGTTCATCAGGGTGATCATGACGCCAGGATCCTCATTGCCGATGCAATAACGCTTTGCAGCGGTGAGACTGTAAACCTGAGCATCATCCTTGAAAACGCCTGCCAGCGTGAGGCTATCGAGAATAGCGCGAGCAAGTTTGTCAATATCAGGCTTGGAAGCCTTGTGTGAAGGACTGCCGGAACGAAGATCGCCATTCTTCTTGAAGTGAGATTTGGGTCGTGGGAAACAGAACACTAGGGAGACGCTGACAGGCGTCAGGATCGGCTGTGTGATACCAAGTTTCTGTGCATCAGTAATGACAGTTTGACGCCAGGGCTTGAGAGCCTTACATGATTCGATCATGCGACCCATACCAACATGGCGTTTGCTGCCTTGTGGTGCAGGGATGCCAATTGTTTTCCAGGAATAGCAGTGATTCACACCTTGAGCCTGAGCTTGTATGTGTTGTTGACACGCTGCCAACTGTATTCGTCTTGCTTCATGATGTACTCATGCGTGAAGACGTTATTGCCGCAGGCACGACATTTGAGGTGTCGCAGAGTGTGATGCTCGCAAGGATAGGTTTTGATAACTCGGAAGTTATCGCTGGAGCATTCAGGGCAGGATGTTTTCATGAGTCAAGAGTAATGAAGTGATAACCAGCGGCACGGTGGCCGTATTTAATAGCGCGAAAAACAATGGAACGATTGACATAAATGGCACGCGCCGCATCACTTTGTGAGTTGTAGATGCGACCGGTTTCTACGCATTTAACACGAACTGGTTTTTGTATGCAGGAATTACGTTTTGGATATTGCGCAAGAATTTGATCGACAAGATCTTCATCTTCAAGAGCAAGATACAAATCAATTCGTGGAATGCCACCAAAGAAGCGTGGATTCTTACGTGCAAATTTACGCAATTCAACGGCTGTGATGTAAACAGGAGATCGAGGTACGTCGCGATTGCGTACGCCTTTGAGTCCAAGTTGCAACCAATAACGCACTGCATCGCCAGAGATACCCAATACACGAGCCAAGGCTGATGCGCTGAGGTATCTGTATTTTGGTTCAAGTGAATAACCAAGCTTTTCGAGTTTGCTCCTGATTGAAATTGCAGTGCGTTTAGGTCGACCAGCAAGTTTATTTTGTGTGTTGAAGATGCGGATAAGGTTGTCGCATGGCATTGATTCAGCGTGATCCTTGAGAATTGCTACTTCCTCGTCAATCCAGATACGACGCGTTTGTGCATATAACTTGCCACGACATTCTTGTGAACATGTGCGGCGTACAGAGGTGCGACCTTTTGAGATGGTTGCAATGGCGAATGATTGTCCGCAGATGATGCAGGAGCGTGTGTTTTTCTTGCCGGGTGCCAATGGTCAAAAGATGTATTCAGAAGGTGTACGAGCGATCAAGCGAATGGCATTGACAACGGTGGCGCCATCAGGGACGAAAGGATCGTCAGGGTTGAGCATGGCCGCTTCGAGAATGTCAGCAAGCTTGTCCATGGCGGCTCTGGCTTGCAGGCGAAAGCGCTCCTTTGGATCCCAAGTGTGCTGACCTTGAATAGCAGCCGCGAGTTGATCAACAACATCAAATTCAGTCATTCATCCAACTCCTTTTCCAGAACATCAGCAGCGGTGGATTGATTCCATCCGCCATACTCCCGCAACCAAGTTGCTACTTCACGGATCGCTGCGCGGGCTTCGTTTTTCCAACCGGCTTCTGCAAGAGCTATTTCTCCAGCTACCCGCTGCGCCAGCGATTTGACTGGTTTTTCCGGATAACTTTGCCGCACCTGTTTAGCAACAACATCACGGATGCCAGCACCCAACTCAAGACGTTCAATTCTTGAGCGAAGTTCAAGGAGGCAGCAAGCGTCCTCACTTTCAGGTGCAAACTTTTCTTGCACTTCCCACTGTTCAGGTGTTGCTCTGTAATTAGTCATCTTTCAACAATTTCAGGATGCATTGAAGTATGACGCTGCAAAAAAGTCATAAGCAAACGATGAGCAATGCCAGCGTCTGCGATGAATTCGCCACGATAGTGAAAGCCTTCGCTATCAATTCGAATAATTTCTTGATTGCTTTCCGTGAGTGTAATTTTGGAATTGGTCATGACGTTGAGATGTAAAGAGCGCCAATCAATGCAGCGATCAGGATGCACAGTGCGAGTGTGATTGTTGTTGTCACAGGAAGTTGGGCATTGGAGGAAGAGTGGGCGGATGATATTTTCTGACTTCTGCTTTTTTGAGATACAAATTAAAGACCTTAATAAAGTCGGCAAGCAGAAGCTGAGTTGCCTTGCGACTGTAATATCGCCCCTTTGAAATATTGATCAAAAATTGGCGATAGGCGTATATCGGGTCGCCAATTAAAATGTCTTCGCCGGAAGAAAGTTTGTGCAGGAATAAATCAATCTCTTCAATGTCATATTCATAATCCAGCGCCAAAAGGATAAAACAGGCAATGGCAGAAACGTTAAGTTGCTTAAAGAGATAATAGAAACGCTTGGCCATCAAAATTGCTTGATCCAGATTGTCTAGATCATTAATTTTTTCGCCAATAATTTGCGCCGAATACGCATTTCGGCCATTCCAGTAAACACCGGGATAGTCGTAAAAGGAAAGATAAAGTTTGACTGTAGATGCTTTAGCAGCCGAATTTTTCATGCCATCTATTTTTAAAATATCGTTTATGGTTCTTTGATTGCCAGTATCAACAGCAATCATTGTTTCGGCGACGCAATCGGTGGCGAGCATCAATGGGACGCTGATACCTTCTTGGCTAATAGCCATTAAACGGTGTTGACCATCAATCAGTTGACCGTTGGTGTCAATTGCAATTGGTTGATGCGTAAGATGCCATTTGCCTCGGCGTATGTCGCCACGCAACTTGATAATTAACGCAGCTTTTGGTGCGCGATTTTTTTTGTTTTTTTGAAGCAGTTCTTTAGCCCATTCGGGCGTCATGATGACTTGTTGTACGTTCATCTTTGCAAGTTCAGGTTTGAAGGAAAAGGTTGTCATGCACGTACCGTCCAAAAAGGTGTACCAACCTTCTGAACAGCGCGACCCAATGCAACTGCAGTTGATTGCAGTTCTTTGAGGTTCTCGGCTGCAGCAGTCACATCGTCACAGTTGCTGTAGTCGTAGGTGACGCGTCCAGCAGAAAAGACGTAATTGATGTTGTCGTACTTGTAGGTGTTTTCAGACTCGCCTGCCAAATGCTCCATATCACCAGCAGCGACATGAACGGTGAGTTTGGCTTGTACATCTTTGATGCGAAGTTCAATAGCACGCTGTTCGTACTTGAGTTGGGCTAACTCGTTCAACAACGTTTCGGCATTGCGTTGATAACTGTCCATCTGTAGTCGATTGGTGAAGTTGTAAGAAGGCGGAGAAAGCAAGGACAAGGGTCAGGAAAATAACTGAGCGCATCGTTGTTGCAGTTCAGAGGTGTCAACGTCAGGTTCAGGATCTGTTGTGTCGAACCAGGTCACCTCATTCCATCTGTGGCAGTATTCATTGAACAGTCGCGCCTTGGCATCAACAAAGCTGTAGGCGTCAACGTAATCAATGACGTTGCAACTAAGGATTTGAAAGTAGAAGCGTTTTGTTTTCATAAAAGTGAAATTTCAAGAAATGATTTGGCGTTGTCAAGAGATGAGAAGGTGCGTTTGTAATTCGCCATGAACGGCAGTTCACGGTCAGCCAGCCATAAGGCATAGCCACCGAAGTCCTGAGTGATTTTGGCGATTGGGATGCCGTTGAGGAAGGCGACGATTGGGAAGCCCGCCCTGGCACTCACATACTGTACACCACTACCCGCAGGCGTCAAGGGTTGAGCATGCTGAAGGCGGTAATTCGTTGAGTCCAATGAGTCTCGTGGCGAGAAAGCTCTGCACCTGCTGTTGCAACAGGGAAAGCCGGCTGATCAGGGAAGGCGTACAGGGCGATGAACCGCTGCACTTGAATGCCATAGTTCTCGGCAAGGCAGATCCGGTACGCCTGCATCTGGGTCATGGCCTCGTCGCTGATCTGCTTGGTCGGCTTAGCTTTGCCTGGTGCCTTGGTCTTAAGGTCAAGCAGGCAGAACTCACCGTTTAGCTTGACAAGGGCATCCAAGGTGCCAGCGAAAGGGACAATGCCTTCATCGCTGCAGACCTGATGCTCGGTGCAGACGACGTGATCAAGGTGCTTCCAAAGCGGAGCCTTGATGATGTTCTCGCACCAAGGAGCAATGTGTTTAGGGATCTCAGGTGATTCTCGATTTAAGAATTGCTCAAACCAGTCATGGATTTGGGAGCCACGTTTCGCGGCTTGATCACGGGTCTCATCAGGATCACCACCTTCGGCCAGGATCTTGGCCTTCCATCGCTTGAGCGCCACCTTGGTGGCCTCTGACTGCGTTGCAGACAAAATCGAGGTGATGCTGCTGTAACGCAGGTCAGGGCGGCGTTCATTCCAGTAGTAGCGCGGCTGCCCTACAGGATTGCGCTGTATGAGTGGCAGACGCTGCAGAGGCACGAAATCGCTACTGCTTTCTGGGATGGTAACGAAGATCACAGGATGAAATCATCCTCGGGAATGTCTTCCGAATCACCACACTCACGCAACAGATTTCGATAGGTGGGAAATTGACCCTTGAAGTTCTGTGCCATGGGATGACGGCGGAACTCTGCGAGATTCATGGCAGTTCCTGGAGGTGCGTGATCAAGATCATCCAATGTCCAGCGGCCGGATTCAACGCCTTGGCGAAGCGCCTTAATGGCATCGGATTCAGTGAAGCGGTTGAGACGGGACATAGCTTCTTAATGGTGTTTAGTAACGCAAATCTGCAATGATCGCTTGAAGTTGTGACATGGGAAATAACGCCCAAGAGCGAACAAAATAGGCCGGCCTTCCTTTAGCTGGGTCCTGGTGAAACGCAGCTTTCATCACACGTTCTCCATAAGTCCATCCATGCAGCCTTACGACATCATCTTCGGAGGTTGCGTGAACAAAAACTTTGCTCGGTGAATCATCAAGTTGAATGACTAAATCCATCCAATGTTTTGATCGTGTTTTAACATCAATATTTGGCGGAAGATCAATTGAACCCCTAGTTGGTATTTCGTCTTGAAAAACATGCGCCTCAAGGTTCAAGTACTGGGCAACAGCAAGTTCGCCTTTGGCGCCCAGCACATGGATATCAAGAGCCTTTAAACCCGTGCTTGGTCCCATGTTGCGTCCAGTGAGTCTCAATGCCTCATTGGTTCGCTGCCGCCGCTCACCTTCAGAAACAGCCTTGACAAGGGAAGGAGTGTTAAGGAGATGATCGACGTAGAGCAGTTCAGGGTTCAAAACTCCGTCTCCTTGTAAGAACCAAATGAGTCCAAACGACCCCAAACTTTTTCCTTGATGGCTTGCCGTTGTTCCTGTTCAGCCAAGGGATGCTTGACAAAACGCGAGGTCAAGGGGTGATTCGGATCTTCGTTGCCAGCCATGGGAATGAACGTCCAATACAGGCCGTCGCCGTCGTAACGACCTAGTGGGTGGCCGTGAACGCCATCAGGCGGTGGTGAGGTGCTGTTGTTGGCCGTGTAGCTGACAGAGCGGGTCTTGGCATCGGCAACCTGCCAGACGTGCTTGCCGGCATGCTCAGGTGCGAACAGTTTCATTGTGAGACTCAGATGAGATAATTGAACAAGGATCAGTCCTCAACCCAGCAGCGGTTGCCTTCGTCCCACCACCGGCCAGCACGTTGCGGTTTGTGTTCCTCCAGGTACACCTCGTACTTGCCGTCTCGAAGCCAGCGAAACAGGTCAGGAAGGCTCCCCACGAACTCGTCGGCGCTCTTCTTGCGCTTCTGCTCCTCAATCGCCCTTCTAGCGGCTTCCAGGAGCCTCTCAGCGCCATCGAACGCCACGATCTGCTTCCACTCGTGAAACGCCTTCGGCTTGGTCTGCGATGACACCCGATCAGGCGCTGACTGGTACAACTTCCAAAAAGCTTCGAAGTCTTCGGAATACTCCGTTTTTGTGTATCGCTTCGAACTTTTTGGCTTTTTAGGATTTTGAAATTCGACCGTATTATTTATATTATTAGAAAGTAATTCTTCTTTAATAGAAGAAGAAGAATAAGAAGAAGAGGCTTCGCTCGCTTTCGCTCGCTCCGCCAGCGTAACACCCGTGTCAAGCACCTGCTCGATTAAAAGAGCGCAAAACGTAGCTGTTGGAAGGGATCTGGGTTTTTTGAGCAGCAGTTTTTCAGCGGTGAAGGCGTCCAAAGTCAACTTGATAACCATTGAAGAGTCTGAACCTGTGGTTTCTTCGGGTTCCATGAAGTGTGTGAAAGCGGCTCGAGGTTATGGCCATTCCTGAGTCCCGTCAAGTAACTTCAGGTGCGTCTCAAGGAATTTATTTGAGACTCGCCCCGAACGCCCCAATGTGGGTATGGTGTTCAGGTACTCACGCCATTTCCCATGGCCATCCAACTGACCGCCAAAGCTTCCACCCTGAAGACCGTGATGCTTCAGATCGACCCCGAGCTGTACATCCGCATCAAGGCCGCTGCCAAACAGCACAACATTCCCGCCGCTGTCGCCATGCGTCAGATCCTTGAGCAGGGCATTGAAGAGGTCGAGGCCAACGCCTGATGACCAGCACTCCCGTCTATCCCCAACTGGCGGGAGTCATTACTCTTTCTGACGTAAAGCAGAAAGGGACTGGCTCCTACGCCGCCGACTACGTTGCCTGGGCGAAGGTAATGCAGTTGATCAATCAGCACGCCAATGGTTGGCTGCCTGAACTGATCGCTGCCGACGACTCCTGCTTCGTCCATCGTGCGCCTGATGGGACTGGCTACCTGTGCATTCAGTTTGTCAATGGCAACTGCAGCACCCCGATCTGGCCGTTCCCAATCACGGATGCACGCAACAACGCCATCCCCTACGACAAGATCAGCGCCCGCAATTTCACAGATTCTCACCGCCGAGGCATCTGTTCTGCAGCCGCTGCGTTCTTCTCCTTGGCGTTTGAGTTGTGGGCAAGGGAAGAGGTGACTGCCTCTGCTGAATCAGTTGAGATTCAACCTGAGATTCAATTGCAGCAGGACACACCGAAGTCTGCGCCCAAACCAGTAAGCAAACGCATCAGCAAGCCTTCAAATGATGCAATTGCATCAGTGCCTTCTGCTGAAAGCGAGGTGAACATCAAAAAGGATTTGACCGATCAATGCGTTGATCTGATTCAATCCAAACTTGATCGCACACAACAGATCGCCTGGATTGCCGATAAAGCAACCAAATGGGATCTGGATGAAAGCGGCAGTAAACTTGCCCAGATGACCATTGATCAGCTCCAAAGCTGTATTGATGAGTTAAAAGGCAAACCCAACCTGAAACAGTAATGGCTACTCCCGCAGGAAACAAAATGCGGGTGCAAGTACTTCTTGACCCGGAAGCATTGCAAATGATGGAGCGTGAAGTCGCGCTGCGTTATAACTCTGCTTCTCGGGTCACTGTTTCTTCTCTCGCCAACGAGATCATCAAATCTCACTACGCAATCCTTGAGTCTCAAGATGAGCAACTTTGAATCAGCGTTTGACGCCAAGTTTTCACTGTTTCAGGTGAAACAAAAAAAGAGCGACAAGGCTCCTGACAAGACCGGCACCATCGAGCTGGAACTGTCTGAGGCCATGAAGCTAGCCGAGTACCTCACCGCCCATCCGGGTGAAGAAGGCTACGGCGGCAAGACCGTGATCAAACTGGCAATCTCAGCCTGGGATCGTTGTTCCACTACTGGCACCGAATACACCAGTGGCACCGTCTGGGCAAAGAAGCCTGAACCAACCGTCAACGACATTCCTGCGTTCTGATGGATTTCACGGCTCTTTTCCCCGAGCATGTTGAACCAAATCGCGGACCAGGCATTTCCTATTGCGTTGCACCCAATGCACGTATGTTCGATTACGAACTGGTTATGCCTGGCGAGCGTTCCATGCGCGGTTGTTTGCGTGCTGTCAACAGTGAAGATGCAGAAAGGATTCTCCAAAATCGACATCCCAGTGCTACCAAAATCTGCATCGGACAAGGCCGCCAAATTGTTCCTTTTAAAGCGAAGACTTGATCCATGTTGAGCAAACGTAAACTTGCAAAGTTTTCTTCAACTTTGTTTCAATTGACACCGCAGCAGTATGGCGCTCAGGACTTTGCCGTAATGCAAAATCGGCAAGACATCCTTGACGCCTTGTATTTCATCGATGGTCGAGACAAACCTGGCCACAAGCTTCACAGCACTTACACAGGTTTGTTCCAAAAGTACTTCAAGGATTGATGAAGGCGTTCAGTTCTCTGCCTCGCTACCGTTCAGGGAGATGGCTTCCGGTCATGGCTGCTCCAAACGCCGACTTTGAATTCACCGAAGGCCACGTCAGAATCTTGCTCTGGATGTGTGATTCACATCAAGAATGGGTTGATAATGCCTGCGCCAAAATCATGCAGAACGGCGAAATGCCTTCTGATAACTTGATGCGCTGCCGTGAAGGTATCGCAGACCTCAAGTGCTGGGCATTGCGCTTACTTGAAATCATCGAAGCAACTCCCGATGATGAGGAGTATGACGACGATGACGACGATGACGATCCATCGGAATTGGCACGTTTCACAGGTGATCTCGAAGCCGAATGGAGCCAGTATCGAGGTCTTGGTGGACGGTCCTCACGTCCTTTACAGAAGCTGCGCCGGTGGCTTGTGTCGTTACTCAAATGACCTCTGGCAGGCCGAGATTTACATTGAACAACTAACGGCGCAGATGGTGCCTCATTGCGATTGAATAATTGACTTTTGAAGGATGTCATCTTCCAGGTCAGGGCGCCCCAAGTTTCGAGCCGCTTCACCGGCCAGCCATTTCGTGATCGTGCGTTGCTGATGCAGCATAGTGTTCAACAGCAGTGCCGCGTTGTATATCCCTTTGATGTCGCCTTGCTTCAGCCATTCCTCCAGCATCTTGGCTGTGGCCACTTCAGAAAACTGACTTTCTTGAGTGCGTTCAATCGGATGCCATTGCATAAGCGGCTTGAGCAGCAGATACTGCCATACTCTCAGTATCAAAGCAGGGCGCAAGGTAAAACACAGTACTTTGCTTTAGAAACCACGCACGCCAATAACCACTGACACCAAGCCGTACCCAGACGGCACCATGGCCATCGCATGAAAAAGGCGGAGGAGTCACTGGTTTTCTTCTTCCTTTCGACTGCAAATCTCACTACGATTCGTTCAAACGGGAGAGCGCCATGCACTCTTGGATCGACGAGACCAGTCTGATTCCAAAGAGAGAAACAAGGGCGCGATTTAGATTAAAAATCTTTGATGCCTTTAATGGCAAATGTGCCTATTGCGATGAGCCTGCGCAGTCGCTAGATCACATCATTCCACGTCATCGTGGCGGGCAGACTGTGATAGAAAACCTAGTGCCAGCATGCCTGCGCTGCAATGGATCCAAAGGATCAACAGAATGGACACTTTGGTATAGAGACCGAGATTTTTATACACAAGATCGCGAAATTGCAATCTGGTATTGGATGTACCAGTTCAGGGATTTACCTTAGAAGCTGACACTTTTATGTCGTTGTTGTAATGCCCAACTTCGGCATAACTTTTGAGTGGTTGTTCACTCATTTCAAAGAAAATTATCTGTCCAATTTTGAGTCCTGGGTACAACGGCAGCGAATGCATTTTGCGTGCATTTTGCAGCTCCAATGTCAACTTTGAACCGTACCAACCGGGGTCGATCCAGCCAGCAAGCATGTGGGAATAACCTTCCCTTGCCCTACTGCTCTTCAGCGCAAACTGCCCACTGATATGTTCAGGGACATTGAAGGTCTCGCGGGTTTCGGCCAGCACAAACTCACCAGGCCGCAACCAGTAGGGATCCTGTGCGGTATAACCATCAAGACTGAGCAACTGCATTGTTGTATCGACTGGCGATTCCAGCATCAGGTTGTCGCCCAGCAGTACGTCAATCGATGCAGGATTGAGTAGCTCCTGATCAAATGGCATGATCATGCCGCCTTCACACAGAGAGCGGATCTGCCAGTCGCAAAGAACAGACACTCAGTAATCCCAGCGAATACGAGGACGACCTAGCCGCATGCCAAGATGCACGAACCCCTTGGTTGCACCGTATCCCACTGAGTACGGCCAGGTTTGATCACAATACTCTTGTACTTCGTAGATGTCCACGTCCTTGACGTAAAAATCAACAGCACCAACGCCAGTCATGTTGTACAGATGCTCGCTGTTGCTTGCACCGCCAACGGATTTATTAACGGCAGGTGGCCTATACCCAGAGGTGATCACAATCGGCTTGTTGCCAAAATGACTGCGCACCTTCTCTAGGTATTTGCACAATTCAATTGCGGTATCGCACTGTGCTTGCACCTGGAAACGGCGCTTTTCATCAAACAATGCCAGCTCGCCGTAGGTGATGTTTGGTGTCACCTTGAAATTGAATGGCTTATCAGGTGTGAATTTTTCAGCAACAGGTTTTCCCTGCACGTGTTCATTCATCAGTTTGATTAATTTATTTGCGTACGTTGGATCAGTACAATATCCATCCTTCACCAACCACTGTGCAGCCTGATCACGATCAGCAGCATTATTGCAACCTTTATAAACGTGATAATCCTTGTACCAACGTTCAACCAAGTAATGAACGCAAGTTTCAAGATCTGGGAAATCAAGAAATGTATCTTGAATTGTGATCCACCTGCCGTTGATATATTCCTTGGTATTGCGCGTTGTGCCAGTGCCTTTCAGGCCAAAATAATTGTGTTCGCCTGATACGTGTTTGCCATAGCCTGATTCCAGCGCCCATTGTGCAGCAACAAGTTCAGGGAATTTTGCACCAGCCTTCTTGGCAGCAGCACAGACATCATCCCAGTTATTTTCAAATGAATCTTGTTTACCAGCTTGACTCCAGGTCTTGAACCACTGCTGATCGCGATTCAAGATTCCTGGAGATGCCTTTAATAAGGCAGTTTCTAATTCAAAGATGGCTGCCGTTTGATGCGGCAGTTCCTTGTAATACTTGAATAGGTCAACAAGGCGAAGGCGGTTCTGAGTCACGACGACCTCCTTGGATCAATTTGAAGTTTCGATTGTGAATCGCCGTAACTCTTGACGCCATCAACGCTTTGGGAAAAGCGTCCGTGCCACCATCAGGATCAGTTGGATGATTCCGTTTGCGCGGATCTTTGGATACAAGCTGAGTGCTTCAGAAATGGCAGCCACGGCAATGGCGATGGCAGCAGCGGTGGTGGGATCCATAAAAGACGATTGTCTACTACCAGCTTATTGCTTGATCTCCAACTTGATCAACCGTTGCTCGTGATCAAGGATACGATCTTCGATTTTTCCAAGCTTTTCTTCAAATTTGATTTGATTTTGAAGTACATCATCAAGTTTGGTTGGCACCGTGTACACCAAGTAAAAAATGCCAGATGCAACAGCAACTGTGGCTGCAACACCAATGCCCGCGACGGTTTCTTGTTTTACACCACGCCAGAATCCGCCGTCAGCCATCGCCCAACAGCAAGTACCTCTAGATCTTACCTTCCCTGCCCACGAGTCAATTTACGACCGTGATTAGCTAGAGAATGTTTTCCATTTCCCTGTCTAGTTTTTTTAGGTTTTGCCGGGACGTGTTGAATAGCTTTAACGCCCGTCTTGGACTTCACTGCCATGGCACACCAGCGGCCTGAGTCGGATGCCGCTGCTCATCGAGCTGGTGCTGCAGGGCGCCTTCAATCTCGGTCACCTTCTCAGCGCCGAAGTTGTCCTTCACCCAACCGATCACCATGTCCTCAGTGAGATCCGCATAGGGGATCAGCTTGTCAGGGCGCTCGAAGCCGACGGACCCATAGGCCGAGCTGGCATAGGTGCCATCTTCAGCCGAGAGCGTCCAGTGCGCCGTCAGTACGAATCCGTCGGCTGTCTCCCTTTCGAGGTTGGCGATCCGCCAGGTGAACGTGGTGCTAGGGGTAGCGCTGGGCATGGTGAATAGGACCGTGAGTGGAGTTTAGGTGGGGTGGCAAGTGGAGGCACTGCCGGATCTCCGCCTTGCGTTGTTCAATGCGCTCCCTACGCTCAGGATCGAAATCCTTAGTGAGTTCGGAGAAGGAGCGCATCATTGTGCCAAGGCGACTAGCGAGTAGGACTACTGGGCTTGAAGTTGAGCTTTGAGTGCATCCACCTCAGCCGATAGCTCCTTGATGGCATTTACCAGCACTGGAATCAGCGCAACGTACTCCATGCCCAGCTTGGTGGGAGCACCTTCTGGCTCACCTTCAATGGGCTCGTTGGTGTCATAAATGGCCTGAGGAACCAAAGGAGCAACTTGTTGAGCAATAAAACCAAGCTTCTCGGTCTCTGGATCAGCCTTTAATGAGTACCTAACAGGATCGATTTGTTTTACCGTTTCAAGCCCGTATTCAACAGGACCAATAATGTTTTTAATTCTTTCGTCGGAAGTTTGAGTTCCAACAACAGTTCCCCCGGTTGTGCCAATGTTGGAGGCAAGTGTTGAAATGCGGAACATCGACGTATTGTCTGTCCAGTAATAATACGAATCGGCATTTACTGCCTGCATCAACATAAATGCACACGGCGAGGCAATACCGCTGTGTTTATACACGCCTACCTTGATTTGCCTTAGGCTTGATCCACTTACGCCACCAATACAACCCCAAGCGGCTTCGTCATCGTTGCTAAGACTAGGCGAAGTAGTCCAGCTCCTGTTTGTTCCAGCGGATTTATAAACTTCCAGAAGTTCAGCACTATCTGAATACACAGAAGACGTGCCAACTAAAAATCTACCGCTTGAATCCCACCGGCCTCTTTCAGGGCCACCTGCACCAGTTGAAAACTTAATTGTTGAGGATGCTCCATCAGCCATGATGGAAATAGGCTGGGTGCTGGAATACAGCCAAGCATCACCCGCCGAAGTTGCCGTGCCATAGCTGTAACTTGATCCAGCAAAATACAAACCAAAAGACGTTGGCGTACTATTATTTTGTAAAACTATTCCGTCAAATGAGGAAGTAAGAGCGGTTGTGTTGGCAACCAATTTATTGCCTGGCGCATTAGAGCCAATCCCTACAAGCCCCGCCGAAGTTATGCGAAGTCGCTCTGATACAGTTCCGCCAGAACTAGTGCCAAATACCAAAGAACCATTGGCATTGTAATAAGAATTATGAATAACGCCAATGTAAGCATTTTGAACATCATTTGAATCAGTCCAGCTTATTAAAGTGTTGGAACTTCCAGTGCCACTAGCGTATGTAATGTCCCGAAGTTTTAGCGTTACATTATTGGCGTTCGTATTTATAAGATCTGCGCCGTCAAAATACGATTGAATTGGTGTGCTTGTGCTGCGTACGTCTAGCCGATTACTAGGGCTACTAGTCCCCAGACCTAGACGGCCCGACGAGTCAATAACCAGGCGACCAGTTCCGCCGGTCGTGATTGCAAACTGGTCAGCCCCTGGGCTGTAAATGCCGGTGTTGGTGTCGCCGGTGAAGTAAATGGTCGGGCTGGCCGCACTGCCCAGTGGGATGCCAGCACCAGTGGAGATTGTTGCCGTCGGGATTGTGACGGTGCCGGTGAAAGTCGGGCTGGCCAGCGCCGCAAGGCCAAGGTTGGCAGCAGTCAGATCACCGACTGTGATCCATGCACTGTTGGCACCATTACGCAGCTTCAGCAAGTTGGTGCTGGTGTCCGCCCACAACTGATAGGCGTAAGTGGGGCTGGGAGCAGTTGAACCACTGTTCTGGCTAACAATGGCAGCAAGTGCGTTGTTGAGATCTGAACGAACAGCCGAACCAGTACCGTTCGAAATGACGTAATCGTGCTGAGCCATGAGCTAGCCCGCTTCAAGACAGGGTTTGTCTAACTTTAGCCGCCTCGGCCATAGCCAACTGCATTCCAGTTGAAGTTACGGCTAACCGCAGTTCCAGCCGAGTTTTTGAACGTGACGGTAAAACCAGTGCCACTGATACTGGTCACCTCGAAATAATCTCCTGTTCCCATGTTCTGAGCAGTAATGCCAATGCTGGGAAGATAAGCATTGACTCCACCAAGGCTTGCTGTTCCAGTCCAGAAAGCATTGGTAAAGGTGATTGCTTTGGCGCCAGCTCCGCTGCTGATTGCTCCATTACTATTTTCCGTACGGCGCTGGAAAGTGGCGTCGTAACCCAATTCATCCACAAGGATATTTTGATCAATTGAATTGCTGATCAGATCAGCACGGAACTGGAAACCGCGTCCACGGAATGCACCATTGACAAACTCTTGCCATGATCCCCAAGTTGGCGTGCCAGTTGGGTCATCATTTGTTGATCGAAGCATCAATTTGGCATTGACGTGATCGGTGATGGCGCCATCCCAATCCGGCCAATCATCGACTGTATTACTACGCGAATCAACGAGATCAGATGGATAATAACCGCGAGTTACAAAATAACGACGCAAATCAACGGAGAATATATTTCCAAGATCAAGCGTGTTTGTAAATGTATATGAACCTGCGGAGTCAACATTGCCCATGATGTCAAAAGTGGGCAACGCGTCAACATCGGTGACTGAATCAAATAAGGTTGTACCTTCTAGAGTTAAAGCATCAAATTCATCGCTATAAAAGACATCTAATTTTGTTCCCTGGAATGGAGGCACATCTTGATCTTCTCGACGCGTCTGAATTGTCAGAGGCGCAATGGTGTCAGGCAGATCAATGATGACACTAGTTTCATTGGCGCTTTGGCGTCCACCATCATCCTCAAATTTGACCAACACTTCGCCTTTAATTAGAGGAATAATTGCCTCTGTTTGCGAACCTGATTTTGCTGGAATTAAATCAATACTATTGCTCCAAGTGGCGGATCCATCAGTCAAGTTACTGTGACGAATGTAGACTTTGCCACCCACTTTCACATCAAGATCAACCGTTTCGTCCCACCGCAATCGACCAGAATTATTGTTGATAGCTTCAAATGTTAGATTTTGAACATTGCCGGGAACGGCAGTTTTGCCAATTGTTGCAACATTGATGCTTGCAGGGCTAACAGATGGAATATTGGTGGAATTTAATGCATAAACACGAATATCATATTTATCGGCAACAATATCAAGAATTTCGTAATCAGGACGTGGTACAACCACAGACGTCCAGTTTCCATTTTGTTGGCGCCATTGCACTTGATAGTTAGTAACACCAACGACTGGCTTCCAACTAACAATCAACTTGACATTTGCCTTTCCGTTTGATTCATAAAAAGCTTCGGAAGCAACTAAACCAGTTGGCGATTCGGGAGGTTGATTAAGTTGCGAGATATTGCGTTCTTGCAGTTTGAAGCCACGTTCTACGTAATCGTATTTTGTGCTGTTGTAAGCAAGTGCGCTAATTTCATATTTGCACTCATCTTTCTCGGCAATTGATAGAACACGCCATTGCGAATTCTCAACACTGCTGTTTTGAATTACCCAAACACTGTTGGCATTTGGAGCAACGCTAAATGCCGAACTGACAGTGATTACAGCACCAGAAATGCTGCTGATAGCCTTGGTCTCAATCGAACCATCAGGCATTACAACGGAGATCGTGGGGCTGCCAGTCGTGGGCAGGCTGGTGTTGGTCGTATCGTCAACGGTGATCGTTGTTGTCGTTGCACTTCTGATGCGACCACCGCGACGAAGACCGGCTCGTACAGGATCAGAGACCTCAATAACCTGACCGGGGCGAACGATCACGCCAGCGTCAATGCTGGTCGAGAAGGTGACAACCTCAGATTCGTTCTGCTCGGAATACAGGAGCCATTCACCAAGACGTGCAGCCTGACCACGTGATGTACAGGCAAATGCTTTGACCTCAGTTTTGACAACGCCGTACTTAGAAATACCAGTTTGATCCTCAACGGTTTCGTACGCCAGATCCTGAGTTTCAAGATCCAAGTAACTGACAATGGCAACGGTATGGCGCGTCTTCAGATCTGAGCCGCTGTAAACAAATCCTTGCTCAGGATCAACATTGGCCAGCGTGAAGACATAGCTGGCATCTGTTGGCTTGTCTTGACTGATGGTGAGCGATCCTGCCGACCAATACGGCATCACGCGCATCACCGAGCAAAGATCATTAATCAGCTTGAATGCTTCATCTTGATTCTGGATCAGGGCATTACAGGAGAAACGAGGCTCGGTTCCACCAAAGCCATCATCAACAAGCTCACTTGCGTATTGGGAAGCGGCAAAAAAGCTCCACTTATCGAGATTGCTGCTGCTGATGTGATCGCCAAATCCGTATCTTTTACTCGTCAATAAATCCCAAAGAATCCAAGCAGGATCGGTTGTCCATTTAGCTGAGCCAAAAGTTCCATCCCAAGTTCCTGAATACGTCAATCTTCCATTACTAGAATCAACCGTGGCGTTGCTTGGAATCGCAACTTTAATGCCGCGAATGCGATACGAACGCGAAGGGATGCTGTTGAACTGCTCTGCGCTAAAACGCATTGCAAACAATGCGCTATTCGGGTAACGCAGTTTCTCTTCAATGATTTCGGTATAACTCGACCAAACAAATTGATTGATCAAATTTGAATCAGTACTATCTGCGGTAATACGAACAACACGAATATCAACTGGAAATGCGCCGCTAATGCTGACTTTGTAATCCTTCTGGTACTGATCAGCCGTGCGGCCATTGATCGTGTCATCAATAACGGTTGTATAGCCACCGCCGTTGTACTGAACTCTAATTTGAAGATTGATGCTAGTGCCGTAAACATCACCTTCTGTTGTGTACCGTTCAAGTCGTGGAACAGTGATTGTCACGCGTACTGCATCGACATCAGTATCGCTGATTGTGCGGGTAATTGGCGTCGCAGCGGTAACTGTTGAGTTGACGCTTACTTCATTTTCAGTGTCAGAAAAGCCGGCAATGTAACTTTGGTTTTGTGTGCCGTAACGCGGCTCTGTTGTAATTCCCGTGAAGTTGTAATCCGTGGATTGAAGATTGGCTATATCAGCGCCAGAGCGCAATACAGGCGTGCCGTTGAGATAGACATCCTTCAATAATGCTTTGTTGTAATCATCAGTACCACGTGTATACGCCCGTGCGGAAGGAAAGCCTTCAATCTCTCCTTCACTCAGGAGATCAACAAAGGTCGCAAATTGTTTTGACGCAAGGCTGTCAGCATCGCGAACAGGCGTGCGTGTTGGTGCAACAACTGTTTGATAAACAACAGTCTGTTGAGGTTGAGATTGCTGACCGCCACCACCGCCAGCACCGCGAATGATTTTGGTCATGCTTCCACCTGAACAGTGTCAATACCAACAGAGATCACAACGGAACCAGTGATGACCTCGCCGTAGCAAATCGGGACTGGTGTTCCTTGTGAGCTGGTGTTTTGAATGCCACTGAAACTGTAGGACTTCTGTGGATCCAGCTCAGTATCCCGAGTTGTTGAAGAATAATTTCCAACATTGCCCGCACCCATTGAGGCAATGTTTGGTGTGGGCGTCAATAACTGCGCAACACCACCCAAGACCAAACTTGCGCCGATGCCAGTGATCAGGCCGAAAGCAGTTGGTCCTGCCCATGCGGCGAAACCAGGAATTGCAAATGATGCAACAAGAAGTGCAGCGCCAGCAATGACGCGTCCAACAGCACCAGCACCAGCAAAAACTGGAACGATACAAAGCGGCGACAGTACACCAACTGGACAGTCAAGTTCATCCTGGCCAAGTGTTTGCTCACCAACTGACACGTGATAGTGACCCTGCGCAATTTCTTTTTCCAGCCAAGGAAAATTAGCAATCAGAAAGCGAATTGCCTCCTTGACATTGCTGATTTCAGCTTTGAACACGCGCCGCTTCAAAAGCTTGGCAAGGCGTCCATAGACTCGAATTTCACGCAGCATCGACCTTGCTTCTATTTACCCAAGGATAGATGCTTCCTTGTGCCGCAGCCTCCTGCCAGTGCATTTCAAAAGCCAACCACCGTATAAATCACGGCTGCTCAAGCGTCCCTTGATGTGATGCAGGATTGTTTGATCACCAAGATAGACACCACAGTGGTTGAGACCGCTGCCTTCAATGCCCATCAACAGGCCATCACCAAACTGCAGCGGCTCTTCATCATCCAACTGATAAAAGCCAGCATCTTTCCAAAACTGATCGAATAACGGCTGCTCCTCAAACTTTTCATACGTGATCGGACGGTCCCAATCAGGCAAGTTGATACCGTTCTCCCCGTACCAATCACGCACAAGGGTCCAACAGTCACTTACCGCCCAAACCCATTCACGGCCAATCAGAGGCGCCTTGAAACCGCTTGGTTTGATCTCTGGACTCCATGCCTCTGTCTTGGGATTGACGATGTACCACGGCAGACCGCTTTTCTCGATGCCAAGTAGATCGGCCTGACTCGGCTCAGGCGGCAGCCAGGTGTGGCTGTGAACAATGGCAACAATCTCGCCGGCGTCTTCGGCTTTGATCCAATCATCTGGATCAAGAATGAATTGATTGCCGTCAACCGACAGGTTGTTACATGGCCAATACTTCTTCCGACCTTTGACAACAACAACAAGACCGCAGCACTCTTTGGGGTCTTCAGCTTGCGCGTGCTTGAGAGCGTCGTCTTTCCAGCTCATGAGACGTACGTGCCAATACCTGGGAATGATCCAAACGGTAACTCAGATGTATCACCGAATCGCAATTTGCAACTGCTAAGGCGTTTGCCGCAGACATCAGCACCGAGCGTGCCAACCACGTTGTCATTCGCATCCCAGTAGTTACTGCCGGTGTAGCCGCATTCGGTTGAGCGATATACCCATTGACAAATGCTGCTGATGCATTGACGTTTTGGTGCCTTGATACCTTGAAGGTCAAACGAGGCGGCAAGTTCAAACTCGACCATATCCCTGTTCTCGGCCACCTTCCGAGCGACTTTGTAGATCTCACGTGGAAATTCACTGGTGGGATCTGGTGTGCCGTAGGGATTGACGCCACCGGTGAAATTGACGGCATCGATGTAACGCGCCATTGTCCTAATGCGCGTCAGTGTTGCTCCAGTCAAGTCATTGCCGGCGGTTGTCGCATTGACAGTCAACAAGATGGAGGTAATTGTACCTAGTAGGTTACTGATGCGAATTGTGGGGCGTGGAAGTTGGCCGTTGCCTGTGTATTCAAAACCAGTGGCCTCAACAGGAAAGCGTTGATAGTTATTGCTATTCCAAACAAGTTCGCCATTGGCGTTCATGTTGGCGCCAGCGTGAAAACGATAGACCGTATTGCTGCCATGCAATGCAGTAACAAGTTGCAGCTCAAAGAGTTCAATAATGAAACTGGGGCTGACTTTTTGTAACTCGGAAACTGGTATTGACATTACGGTTCAAATACCTGCTCAAAGGTGGCTGTAATCGTATTGATGTTGGGATAATCAAAAGTTCGATTCCAACTGCGGCACACCCATTTCAAAGCAGTGGCCTCATCAAGCGGTGTCCAGTCAAAGCTTTCAGTGCCTTTTCTGGCATCAAAGAAGCTTTCAATTGCATCGGAAACGCTGTTGGTTTTTGCCGTCCACTTCAGCTCCCATTTGCGTGGATTCTGGTTCAAGCCAAACTGCAGCCTTTGCTGGTAGCCATCACCAAATTGAACGGTACGAGTGATCGGTTGACTGACACGCTGCGCACCATAATCGGGAGTTGATTCGCCTGTTGCAACGCCAAGCGTGGTGTCATCAAAAGTAGCCATTATGCGAGCAAGCCTCCAGGACGCTTCTCTTTGATGATCTGTGCTCGAACAGCAGCACCAATTTGCTCACCAAATCTAGTTGCTTGCTGATCATTACCTTGCGCACGAGTTCCAGAGGTATCAACATTGACAACCACATTCACGCCACGGTCTGAACCGCCCTGCATGCGCACCGGGATGCTACGACCATCGGGCAGGGGAACATAAGCTTCAGGACGGCTGCCTTCGCCGTACATGGCCAGTTGTGGACCGGTTGCAATACCGCCGGCCGCATAACGACGAAGTTTCATTGGACCTTCAGGCGTCATGATTCCACCCATTGCAAACTTGAAACCGCCAGTAAAGGCAAGCGGATTGAATGATGCGGCATTCATATTGAATTGAGAAACACCTGATAGGGGTGCTACGGCAGAGGCACTGGGACCACCCAAGAAACCAAGTGCCGACATGATGGTTTTCAGTATGTATTGCTGAATAATCATTCGCGCTGTTTGATTTAGGATCTCAGCAGCAAAAGCTTGGTAGTTGGTGGTGCCAGTTGTCATCAGATCGAAGATGGAATTTTCAACTCCCTTGATGCCCTGATTGGCAAGACTGGCAAACGCTTCACGAACAGTGCCAACGTTATCGGCATAGCTGATGAGGCCATCCTTCAAGCCACCCATGATGTCAGCGTTGTACTGCATTGCACGAGCATTTTCGTAAACCTTCTCAGTGATACTCCTGAATCCTTCTTCAGTTGAAGTAAACCAATCCGACATGCTCTGTGCCGCTTCACCTGTTGCAAGATCAATTGAAGCCTGCTCAAGTTGAACAATACCTTGCACAAGTGGACCTTCATTTAAATTGCCGCCAGCCTCAGCCGCTTGCTTTGCAAGATTGAAAACTTTGACAGCAAGATCATCGGTTTGCTTTCCTGCTTCAATAACAGATTTTGTATATTTATTTTCAATTTTCTCCCAGGCAGTTGCGCCAAGCATTTGCAAAGCGTCAACAGTTTCACCAATTTTATAATTTAATTGACGCTCTAATTCACCTGCTTTACGCGTGAGTTCAATGCGTTGATCAAGTAAACGTGCTTGACGTTTGGCTTCGCGTTCTGCAGCTTTATCTGCCTTTGAATTTGATTCAGAAGAAATGCCGGGCAAATTACTGGGCGGCAATGGTGTAGCACCACCCTTGGGACGCAAACCTTCAAGTTGAGTTAGTTCTGCAACCCGCTGACGAATTAATTGTTCACGGCCAGCGCGACCACGAGCATCGGTTGGACCAAGCGTTTCAATTTCTTTTCGAATGCGAGAGATGTCACCTTTTAATTCCGTGATCCGCGCAGGATCGTAAAACTTCATGCCCATGAAACGGGCAAGAGCGCGAACAGCACGATCAATTGCAGCAACAATATCTGCAAAAATACTTTGAAATGCTGAGCCAATTGGAGCAAGCAATCGACCAACACTTTCACTCAAACGTGACAAGGAAGCCTGTAAACGATCGCCGGCAGATTGCGGTCCTTGCGCAATAATTTCTGCACTCTTGCCATAACGTTTGAACAATTCTTCCGCAAACTTTTGAAAGTCTTGCAGCGAAACTTTGCCGTCTTCAAGAGCCTTGTCCAGCTCTTGCGGTGTCATGCCAACTGATTTGGCAAACAGGGTAAATGCACCCGGCAAACGCTCGCCAATCTGCTGACGAAGTTCTTCGGCGCTGACCTTGCCCTTGCTGAAGACCTGAGCCGTAGCGCGAAGTGCAGCCTCCATATCTTGCAAGCTGCCACCAGTACCGCGAATGCCAGCGGCAATACCAAGAAATGCTTTTTCCGCATCCTTGATATTTCCACCAGCACCAATAACTGAAGCAGATAATTGCGTGAATTGTTTTGTAATTAATTCTTGAGGAATGGCAAGTTGACGGCTTGTGCTGTCAACAAATGACAAGCCTTCTTGATATGAACCAATATCTTCAGTAACCAAACGCAAGGCCATGCGTTGTTTTTCAATCTCAGCCGTATAGGTTGCAAGGCCGCTCAATGCTTGACGTGCTTGACCAACTTGTGCGCCAATCGCACCACCAACAATGGCACCCGGAACACCACCGCCAACAACAGCGCCAATACCAGCGCCGGCAGCCCCTTCAAAGCCGCCAAACACGCCAGCACCAGCAATCGTCCCTGCAATCTGTGCGCCAGCGGCAAGACGCCCACGACCGCCAGGTTGAACTTTTTTCAGTTGCGCTTCAAGCTTTGCCGCCTCAGCGTTTGCTTGCTTGAATTCAGCAGTTCCAATCTCAACGCTATTTGCAATCTCGCGCCATGCATTTGCATAGCCTTTGAGATTATTAATGCTGTTTGCAGAAGTCTGCTGAATCTTTCTCAATTCATCAGATACTTCTTTGAAATTGACATTTGTAGCCGCAGCTTGTTGTCCCAGATTTTTGAAGCTACCAGACAACCGCGTGAGCTGCTCACCGCCCTGTTGCTTGATCCTCAGCAGCAGCTCAGTGGTTTGGCTCATTTGCGTTTGCTGTTCAGAACGGCTAGGGCAGCCATTTCCATCACCTGTACGCCTTCAAAGATGGCAACAGGATCCTTGACTGAATACAGCTTACAGAGCCATTCCAAACTCGGGTAGATCAGTCCTGTCAATCCAGCCATGCTTGTATGCCATTGCGTCGACATGCGGATGAACATCAATACAACCTCCCAGTTTTCCTCCCAAATCTCACAGTCCTGTTGAACAGTTTGCAGACGTACAGCGGCAATTTGCTCCTCGCTTGCGCCAAGAGCCTTCAGATCGGCCTCACGTTCATCTACAACGCCGCCTTTCGCCCAGTACTCAGCGGCGGCTTTTAGTTTTTTGCCGGCGCCCCAGTGACGCTATCGGCATATGCCTGAATCAAAGCCTTCATGACGTAGGGATCGTCACACAGCTCCTTCTTGTTCTTTTCAGTAAAAGGAACCGGCTTGCCAGTCTCATCATTAACGCCATCCCAGCCTTCAAGGATCCCATCAAGCAGGGCATCATCACCCTTCTCAACAAGAGCATTGAAGGCCGAACGACTGATCTTCTTGAAGACTGCCTCGAACGTTTGAGATTCGAAGCGATTCCCATCAACGGGGATCTCGACTTTGACTTCCCATTTGTAGGAAGCAGTCTTCTTGAGGACGAATGCCATGAACAGGAATCAGGTGAATACCAACGACATTTCGTTGTTACCAGCCGTGGTAGGCAGAGCCAGGAACGGCATGGACAGCGCGATTACGCCGTTAGTATCAGCGTAGCTGCAACCGGTAATGTCTGTCTGCGCTGCGTTCAGCGTGACGATGTTACCGCCAGTAGAACCCAGCACCATGCTGGTGGCAGCAGTGGCAGTAGCAACCGCCTTGGCGAAGTAGTCGGTGGTGCCAACAGCAGGAGCCTCGATCACAGCCGTACCACCAGGGGCGCGGTTGGTAATCAGCACTTCTTGGGAGCTAGCGGTCTCCTTGTACAGAAGATCGTTATTGAGTGCCAGGTTGAAGGATTCAACACGAGCCGAGGTCACACCATGGAAGGTGGCCGTGGTCATGTTGGTATCGTTGACCTCGATGGCAGCAGCCTGGTTGGCAACGGTGAAGGAGCCAGACAGGGCAGTGCCGTCAGGGGCGTTGTAAATGCCGATGAACTGGAAGCTAGCAACAGCAAACTGACCAGCGGTCAGGTTAAAACTCACGGTGCCGCGTGCGCCGGTGATCTTATGGCGAGTGCCGTCGTAGAAGCAATAGATCGTGGCGGAGCTGAAGCTGCTGCTCACCGGGGCATATGTGGCCGAAGTGCTGGTCACCAGGGTCTCGCTCAATCCACAAGCCTTCAACAGTGGACCGAAAGCAGGGGCGGTGCCAGCAGTACCAGAACCAGCCAACTCAACATCAAAAGTCACGCTGACGCGCTTGTTGGCAACCAAGGTGCCACGGGTAGGGTTACCAAGAAAACCTTGATAAGTGGCCGCTTGAACGTTGTCCGACTCAATCGGAGTTACTTCAAGGTTAGTAACTTGAACCGCGTCAGAACCACCGACAGGACTAGGGTCAGTCCCGTAGGTTGACTCAATCTTCGCGATTAGAAACTTCTTCCGAGTCAGTGCCATCGGTGGTAGGAGCGGCGGTTTCTGTGATCAGTGTAAGCTTCCCAGACTTGGGGTCAAACAAGTAACTGCCGCCCACTCCGGGATTGGGAACTTCCCATTCAATCTTAGCCATGATGTTAGGCGCTAGTTAATGAAGTCCTGCTCGTGCGATACCGCACAAGAAAGTCTTGGCTAATGATACCCAAAGGCATATCAGCTTCATAAAGACTGAAGTCAGTGCGATCAGGTGTCAAGTCAAGCGCATAACCATTGACAGTTTGATCAGCCATCAATTTTTGATGAACCTGCTGCGTGTAGGTATCTGAGTCATCGTCAGGGATGGCAGCACGAACAAGGGTGGTAATCCTGACCCGCATCGTCCAATCCAACTTGTCGTAAAAGTTGGTGTCAATCGGTTGATCGTTGACTGGTTCCACGATGACAGCAGGCACCTCTCCGCGTGCCAAAGGCTCCACACGGCTGCGGTAGACCGTTGCACCACTAATGCTGCTCAGATTGCTTGCAATGCGAGCAAGGATCAATTCGCGGCGTGTGTCAGCCATGATCAGGCAGAAGCAACTTGGACAACAGTACAAATCACGCCAGGAATGCTCGGATGAGCAAAGGGGCTACTAGCTGCGGCCTCGGCGTGAATGTAGGCGGCGGCATTTGATGTTGCCCACATCAATTCCAAGTAATCACCCGCGACAAGTGGCAAGACAAAATTCACTGTGCCAATCACATTGCCGTCGACGCCACCATGCTTAGCGATAATGCTGAATTTGCTGTCACTGGCAGCGACGTCACCACTGGCGCCACTGTCGTTTTTGCGCAGCCAGACATTGACATCGTGGATTTGCTCGTTCGTATTGCTGAACTGAATCGAAAAAGTCAGGCTATAAACACCAGCGTAATCAAAGGTGATTCTGTTCTGAGAAGCAATATGAATGCCGCGACTGCTTGAATCTTCTGAACGCAAATAAACAGAAGTTGGCGTATTTGCAGTTGCCGTTTGAGAAGTCTCATCCCAGAACGAACCCCAATATCCAGGCGCTGAAAAATACGGCAGTTGACTCCACGTCGATTTTCCGTTTCCAATCTTCAGATTATTAGTCTGCGATTCAACAGCGGCTTCACCGTCCATCAAGACAGGATTTAATGCTGCCCAATTCGCTCTGCTGTTGACTTTGAAGATGCTACTCATGACCTCAAAGTCAAACTTTGCTCAACAGTAGTTCCGAAAACACACCGTCATCAACAGGACGATTCTCACGCACGGTGTAAGACGCGGAATCAACAGTAATTGAAGTGCCGCGAGCGGCAGTGCTGACATCAGAAGTCTTTGCCGTAAGCAAGTACTCCCGAGACAATGCCATACCGCCCGCGATCACATCCACAGGCGAATCCAGAATGCCAAGAAACGCAGTACCAGCACCGATTTGGCAGGTAATGCCAAACTCAGCAAGGAATGCATCTGGCAGTTCTGGAAACGCCATCAGGATCAGTTGCCGTACTTCTTAGAAGCAAGGCCAAGCACTGCAACAGCGCCACTACCAGTGCCACCAGTTACGGTGAAGTACACGCGAACATAACGCTTGAGGTCGTTACTGTTCAGGTAGATCTTCTCGCGGAAGGCGGTGTTGGCAGCAGCAGCAGTGAAGCCACCGCCACTGATGTCAACAAAATCACCAGAAGTGGTGGTATCAGAGTGCTGAAGTTTGGCGGTCAGGGTGACGCCAGCACCAGCAGCGGCAGAAGAGATAATGAAAGCAATGTCGCCTTCAAAATCGTTGGTGCCTTGCAGGTCCACATAAGCGGGAGTGCCAGCACCAGTGGCCGTCACGACAGCGTTGTCATGCAGGCGAATCAGAGTGGTCTTCGACCCAAGATTGTGAAGCATTGGTCTTTCTCCGTTTGAGAGCGGGTTTGCTTTGAACAGAAACTGACTCGTCGTCAGCCGTTACAACAACTTCCTCAATGATGGGAGCGGGAATGGCTTTCTGAATTCCGATCAACAGCAAAGCTGATTTGTGATCGGTTTCAACAAAATCACCAACTTTTACCTCTTTGAGATCAACGATGGTGTTCTGAAGAATCTGAATGCGCATTGCCCGCTCCGCAATCATCAGGAGATCTTGCAGATGGACTCAGGGTGACGCACGGCCACGTCATAGTCCTGCATGGCCACCACACGCACGGTGCCAGAGGTGGAACCGGTGTAGGGATCAACCATGATGTCCAGACCGCTCCAGAAGCCGATCAGGATGTCGCTGAAGTTAGCAAACACCGCAGTGTTGTTCGGCATGGAGTTGGACACATAAGCCGGATAACCGTTGATGGTGTTATTGGCTTCGTAGATGAAGTTGGCGTTGGTGCCAGTTGCCGACTTCTCGGTGGTCTTCAAAGTACCGCGCAGAGCGGAGTTCATCAGATAACCGAGGCTGCCCATCAGCGCGTTGGAGGTGCTGAGAGAGGCTTCAGCATTCACGTAATCAGAGAACGTGGTATAGCCGGACTCAGTGTTGATACCGGTCACGTTCAGGAAGCCCAGCGGATACGAAGAAGCACCAGTACCGTTGATGGTTTGGTTTTCAACTTCGATGGCGATTTGCTGAGCCAGATCACGACGAATCAGATTCTCAACGTCAACGCTGGATTGAAGCAGCAGACGACGGGAGTAATCGGTCAGAGCGCCCAGGGTGCGGGGCTGCATCGTCACCTGATCAACGCTGAGCTGCGATTCGGTCACGGAGCCAGATTCAGCCACGTGATACACAGTCGCACCACCGCTTTGACGGGGCAGAGCAACCATGCCTTGCAGGCCGGTCATGATGGTCGCGCCAGCGGTCTGCAGCACAAGAGCTTTGCGAAGCAGATCGATGAAACTGTCGCTCATCAGGTCAGTGGCAACCAGATCACCACCACCGGTCGCAGAACCCACGGTCAGGTCACGACGGCCATAACCCAGCACATCAGCAGGGATCAGGATGCCGCGAGCTTCCTTACCGCTCTTCTCTTGAGCAGCACGGCTGACTTCCAGTTCAAAAGCAGCAGCGCGTTGTGCCTCTTTGCTATTGGGGTGAGCCATAGCGTTGATGGCACGGATGAAGGAGAAGTCACGCTTCTCTTTATCCGACATGCCAATCTCGGCATCCTTGGGATTCAGGGGCTTCTCTTCCACACCCATCTTTTCCAGAAGGGCAGAACGAAGCTCGTCAAGGCTGCGGGAGTTGGCAATGAACTCCTGAGCCATTTCAATGTTCTTGGTGCGCTGACCAAGAGCAATCATGTCGGCCATTTCCTTAGCCTTGGCCTGAGCGGCCTCAGCGCGGATAGCCTCAACATTGAGGTTTTGATCCACGGTTGTAACTCCGTTGGGTTGACTGTGAACGGCTGAGGCCGTATCGACGCTCTCATTATGGAAGAAAGAGCGTCCAATTCCAACCGAATTATCAGCCGGCACAGTGACCAGGCTTATTTCAAACGGTTGGAAACTGGTAGCGCGATAAGTCACTGGTGATGTGGACTCATCGGCTTCCATGGAGTTGATCTTGTAGCCGAAGCTGACATTGCGGATGATTCCATCCTTGATCAACCCTTGCATTTCGCGACCAAGATCATTGTTCGCGAGTTTGACGCGTGCATAAGCACGCTTGTTTTTGATGTATGCCTTCTGTACAACACCGACAATTTTGTCCGCATCATGTTGATACAACAGCGGCGCACCATCATTCAAACGTGTCAGATCCATGGACTTAACATCCATGTTCAGCACTTCCATGCCGTAATAACGCTCAACCGGTGCTTCACTGGCAAACGGAAATTCCAAGACGCGATCTGCGCCATCAGAGCGAAACTCAGTACTGAGCGAACGCTTCAATACTTCGTCTTCGTGGAATCGCAGCGCCGGGATTTTTTTCAAAGTTGAAAAGTAATGTCCAACAACAGTATCACTTGCTTCGTACCCATTTGCACCTTTTTTATATACTTGAATTAATGCAGCAGGATTCTTTTCACTGCCATTGAGCGTGAAAGAAGAATCTGGAATTTCAACAATACCTTCGCGGATAACTTTTTTAATCTTGCCACGTGCCATTCCACCACTGCTGTCCCATTCAACAAAGTCACCAACTTTCAGCGAATTGTCATACGCACGTTCTTCAATTTTATCCTCTGAGCGATCACCTGTTGCTTCTTCAAATGAGATTGGGTTGAAGTCGTGATCACTCAACCATTTGCGTGCTTCTGCAGGCGTAAAACGTTTTGCGTCAAAACGAATGGCTTGAATCTCGGACTTGCCGTCTTTGATGCCATAAATAAAGTCAATGCCAGGACCACCTTCATCATTGACGCGACGAATTGCGTCGTACTGACCAGGCTCCTTCAAGCGGGCGGCGTGTTCATTTGGATAGGGGCGTTCATCAACAATGGGATCAATCAGTTCCATGGTGCGGTCCTGTGCTTTTTTAATCGCTTTGGATTTCATGACGCTCCAAGTCTGACCTGAATCGCCACCCCATGCAGCCCATGCTACGCGACCTGGCGAAGGATAGTCTTCACCATCAGGACGGAAGCCCTTGCCCTGTTTGTCCACTTCATGGCGGGCGAACCAAGCGGCCATTGTCACGACAATGTCAGGACTAAGTTCCTCACCCGATAAAATCTGACTAGCGCGTGTGGCAGCAACATCAGTGCCACCTGGGCGACCGTCTTTCTTCCATGCGCGATAACGACGCGCTTCTGCCTTCATGCCTTCAGTTGGCATCAAATCAATTATCTTGTCACCAACTTTTGCCATTAGTCAATGTCCTCCAGATCAGGTTCTTCCATCAGTTGTGCCGGTTCTGTAGTTGCTGGAGAAGGAACTGGTTGAGAAACACCATTATTAGAAACTTGGGACGGGTCGGTATCAAGGACAATGCCGTACTCATCAGCAACAGCAAGTTCATGTTGACGTTGACGCATTTGATCCTCAAAGTCACCGCCGTGCAGAGCGATCACCTGCGAGAGCGTCATGATGCCTGAGCGGATCATTTCTTTGTACGCTGCAGCCTCTTTTTGCGGATCAACAAACTGAGCAGCAGGTGCAATCCATTTGGTTTCTTCATAACGTTCAGGATTACTGTCGTAATTTGGCAAATCCAAAACGCCAGCCATCACAGCCATTTCCAGCCACTTTTCATAAACCTCTTCGCACAACGCTTCGATCAAATACTGCTGGAGTGTTTTGTAATGCGTTCTTGTTTCAAGCAGTTCCAGTCGTGAAGAGCTGTAGTTGCTTTGAGAGAAATCCGAGCTGACTTGCGTGTAAGAACAGCCAATCCCAGCAGCCACAGCTCGCAGCATTTGCTGCACAAAAGGAGTGAATGCATCATCAGGGCGATTGGGCGTGAAGAATTGCATTTCTTCGCCAGGAGCCAGTCGACGGATGCTGCCGGGCGAGAAGTCGAGGACAGACTCCTGATCAAACGTGCCATCTTCAAACAGTTCCTGATCCGGTGTCTTCACAAACGCCATCATGCTGCTGCTGGCACGAGCGGCGACAATCTCAGCCTCTTCATAGCCAGACAAATTACGCAGGCGCATAATCGCCGTAGCAAACGCGCTAACACCACGGGTCTGGCCGGGACGCTCAATCAAATACAGGTGAATGATGTCTTCAGCGGGAATGCGCACGCGGCGCTTCATTGCCGAACTGGTGTAAGCAAATTGGTAATCGCCAGGGTGATAATCAAAGAAGTGATAGGCAACCGGTCTGCCCCACTTGTCAATCTCCACGCCCATTCGTACTTCATTGCCGTTTTTCTCGATGCCGTTGTAATCATCATCAAGAAGATCCGACTCGATGAGTTCAAGGCCGAGCGGTACTTTGCTGCCACCAAAAGGCTGCTTGACAAGGCGGATGAAGACTTCACCAGACTCAAGGACAGAGGTGATGCTGAGCCGCTGGATGTCATACCAGCTCAGCTTGCCGCCGGTGTGACAACGCTTGGCTGAAGTCCAGCGATCAAATTCATCTTCAATGCGACGATTGATTTCATCAGCAAGGCGGCCACCACGTTGCATGCGTACCTGAGCCTGCATCTTGATGCCAGTGCCAACCACGTTGTTGCGAACAGCACGCAAAGCGGCTTTGGCAAAGTCCGAATCACGCACCAGTTGACGGGCGCGATTGCGAAGCATCCTGATGCTGCCTCGGATCTCACTGTCAGCCGAGGTCGCTTGACTGATCCAGTCAGACGTGAGGCGGTTGTTCTGAGCGGCGGCGTAGGCACGCTTTAGGTAACCATTCTTCTGCTGCGCTTCAGCCAGTTGCTTCTGCAACGCGCCGGTGCGACCGATACCGAAGATCGCCATTAACGGAACCTCACTTTGGCGAGACCGGGATTGCCGAGACCTTGACGGATTTTCTCAGCCTTACGCTCCATTGCAATCTCATTTTTGAGATCATCACGCAATTGAAGCAATTCGGTCATCTTGTACCGCTTCAGACTACGCCCGCCAATTTGATATTCCTGCACCATTCCGCCTTGAGCGAGCGTACGAATGGCTGCCTCAACATAAGACAAGTCAATCTCAGCGCGAGATCGATCATCAAACGCACCAGGCGTGCCAGCGTATTTGGCAGTGGCCTTGACGGTGAACTGGCCGCGACCAGCGGTGTATTGCAGCGTGCTGTGGGTGGCAATTGCTTGCCAAGTCCACAAGCCGGCATCGAAGTTGGTAGTGGTAGCAGCAGGCACCGTCACGCGCCAACCAGTGCCTTCAGCAGTGCCAACAACAGTCGTGCCTTCACTTGCAGTATTCGTCCGTGCGTACCACGTGAGCGTGTAGGTGCCGCTGTCAATATTGGTTCCAATGGCATCCTTGAACGCAGGCACGTCAAAAATGACCGTGTCACCCGCGTAAATCAGGTTCGGGACAAGGATGCTCACCAGCTCGTCACGAATGAAGGATTGTTGCGCCTGACCCGCCTTTGCGGTGGCCGATATGGTGAGTCTATCGGCTTGTCAGGCAATACGTCACTTGTATCTGCTTTTTTTACAGCCTTGCCAATAATTCGCTCAAATTGCTCAAAAATCGTGTTTCTGTTGAACCGCATGTACAGGAAATGCAGCGCCGCATAGCTGTACACAAAACAATCCAATGCTTCGTTGCGATCACCCGCTTTTTTCTTCCATTCACGAACAGCGAAACCCTTGACGTAACGAACAACCTGACGCTCTGAGGTGATTTGCTTGAAGTACTCCTGACCGGCCTCGGCGTGAAAGTGAATGTAACCAGCGCCAGGTTCATTGTGCTTCAATCTGCCAAAAAGCGTCGATTTGATCGTGTCAGAACCAACAGGAAATACCTCTGCTGAATTTTTCAAAACTTGCCCTTTGTAGTTAATATCGACTTTGGAAGGCTTCCCAATAGGCGGTTTGTTCCGCACCGACTGTCCTTTCAAAGCAAATACACCCTTTCCCTTTCTGGCTCTGGCATACGCATACACTTCGCTTGTGAAGTGACCGCCAGAATCGCAACCAATTGCCGAAACCCTGAGTCTTCCGCCTTCGGCATGCGGGTAATCCCTTAACAAAAGGTCATCAACTTGTTCCCACAACTTCTGTCCGGCTGGATCGCCGTAAATCTCTGTGTGACTGATCAGCCAGCACTCCTCACCAACACCCCACGCATAAAGTCCGATCGCAACCCGGTTGTCCTGTACGTCGATACCGGCAGTCAAGATCGAGGCACCTTTCGGGACTTCACCGGCGGGATAGAACTCGGCACGCTCAGAAAGGCCATCGGCACCAAGTTTTGCCCCAGTTTCTTCCTCCCAAGTTTCGCCAAGGACAGTATTGACAAAGGTTTTCAACAAAGGAGCGTCGTTCTTCGCACGTAAAAATTCACCAACAATCTCGTCCCAACTCTTCCAACCAAGCGGCGAGTACAAGGACGACAAATGGAATCCAACCGTCCTTGCATCTTGGCTTGTGGCAGTCGCACGCCATTCACCTTTGCGCAGCATTTCGCTCTTGTAATGTTCTGGTATGTGCGTCCCGCAAGCCTCGCAGACATACGCAGCAGTCTTTGGATCACCGTCACGCCACTGCAGATTCTTCCACTGCAGCCATTGCATGTGATCGCAATGTGGACACGGGACAAAATATCGGCGCTGATCCGATGCCAGATATTCCGCCTCAATGCGGCTCGTATCCTTTACCGTTGGCGTGGACGTAAGGATGATCTTCCGACGCGAAAAGGTTGACGCACGACGTTCAGCCAATGCACAAGGATCGCCTTCACCGTCCACATCACTCGGGAAAGCATCAACTTCGTCAAGAAGCACCCAGCGACAAGGAGCAGACCGTAAACCCGTAGCACTGTTGGCACCCGTGAGCAGCAGGATGCCACCGGGGAACTCCTTTGAAAACATCGTGTTGCCTGAATCGCGGCTTCGAGCAGGGGCGACCTTGTCCGCAAGGCATGGTGTCTCATGAATCAGCGAATCAAGCCGCTGTTTTGATAATCTTTTAGCCATCTCAATTGTTGGCTGCACAAACAGTGCTGGGCCAGGCGCATGGGCAATCATGTAGCCCACCACGTTGTTGATCGCTTCTGTCTTGCCAAGCTGCGCACCAGCCATAAACACCACCTTCTGAACGGCGGAGTTGGCAGACATGCAGTCCATAATCTCCCGGAGGTAGGGAGTCCTGTCAGTACGCCACGGTCCAGGTTCGGCGCTCGCCTTGTTGGACAACATCCGGTACAAATCAGCCCATTGACTCACGGACAGATCAGGGTCGGGGCGGAGGCCGTCGCGAAATGCTTGCCGGTAAACGAGAGTGCCGTCCTTCATTGTCAACGTCTCACCTGTTTATTGACAACTCATTTGTCAACGTCTCCAATGCCTTGCGGATCTCCTCGGTCAGCGTCTGGTGGATGACAACCGGATCCGACTCCGCAGCCAACTGGTTGCTGACGCGGTCAGGAATATTACCCAGAGCATCCCGTACAGCACGAGCAGCAGTGAAAGCCTCCCGCTGTACACGAGCCACTTCCACCAACTGATCCTCTTTGACCTCCAAATCAAGACGAGCAAGTTCAGCGCGAAAATGCTCAGACTTCGCACGACTTTCATTGAATGTCGGAATCTCAAGGTCTTCTGATTTGCGACGCGTTGGACTGACGCTGGCCAGTGGGTTGCCTTCCCTGTACGCCTTGACCGCTGCTTCCTTGTCCCATTCGATCTTGTTCCTGTTCACCGCGAAGCAGCCATCAAACCGCCCCTGGCTCTTCATTTGACTGATGCGAGCTTGCGTGATGCCCAGCTCCTCAGCCAGTTCCTTGGTGTTGCAGACCTGCATAGAGGCAATTTAAGGCCAACAGCGGCGTTTTAAGCGAAATAGTGCCAGATAACAATTTTGAGGCATATAATGGTCAACTTTTGCATTTTGGCGTCTTAAGTGCGTCTCATGTGGGTATGCTGCGACACGCATACTCCTGGCGCTAGCCGTAGAAAGGGGTTCGAATTAACC